CTCCCGTCTTTTTTCCTGATAAATCTCAACTTCTTTTTTAAAATCCAAACCTTAAAAACTCCCGTCAAAATCCTGTCTATTTCTGAAAAACTTTTTTTAAAAATAAAGTTGAAATATAGATGTAAATTTTCTGTTAGTTTCTCAACTTACTATTATCAAAAAAGAAGTTGTTTTTTTGACCGTTTTTTTATATCTCTGAAAATATTTTTAAATATTTATTTATTGCCAAAATATCAACTTTAAAATTCACTTACCCCTATAAGCCCTATATTCAGGGCGTTTTAGGGGCATATTCTGTTATTTATGAAGATTTAATCTCATTGTGTAAATATTGAATTGAGAAGTTGGTTTTTTTGTCTGTAAAAATTCCTGGTAATCCATAAAGCAATTTACTCAAATTAGGGTTAAGAATGGTTATAAATTGATATGACTGATAATCTGATGTTGTTTTATTTTTTTGGCGGAGAATAATCACATCCTTTTCTTTTACCTTTAGCAGATTCAGCTTTCGGTTCTTTTATAATTTCCAGTCGCCCTTCATCCAACCATAGGGACTCAGGATATTTATCACTATTATTTGCTTTTGGCTGCAAAAGATATTGATCACATCCAGTGTAATAATTGGCGTGTCCCATTAATACTCCTGTGAATCCAGTAATTTTGTCTTTTACTGTTAGTCCTAATTTAAATTTTTTCATTGTTGTTTAATTTTTGTTGTTTTTAAATTACTTTAAAATAACCACATTCAGGGCATCGGCCGGTTGAGGTCTGATCATCATAGCTTCCAATCCAGTGGCATTGCTCACAAAATATATAGTTTACAATTATCATCTCCTTGAATTTCCTGGTAGTTCAATTTTTTGATAAATACTTCTGACCAATAAGAAAATAATCATGACTGTGTTTCATTAATATTTCATTTATATCTGTATCATTGATTCCTTTCTCGCGTAATTTCATGATTATTAAGTCTTTCTGTGTTTTCCCCCCAGACCCCCCTTTCTTATTGCCTTTACCATAACCATATTCATTGCCATTACCATAGCCCTTAGTTAAGGGTTGGGTAAGGGTTAAATTATTATAAGAGGAAATACCAAAACTTAATAAAATACGGATAGCACTACTTTGCGCTTTTACGTTACTGTTAGGAAATTGCGGGTATTGATACTCAAGAAATTTAGGCATCCAATAATATTCATTTTTCAATTTAACTAATTTATCCCCAAACTCTTTTATAAGGGTTTCGTAACTATTAGCTAAGTCTTTAATTCCGATCTGAAATTCAGCTAATTTCCAGTTAAATTTAATAATCCCTGCATGGTCACAACTTGTAATTATATAAATAAAAAACACTTTACCCTCTACTGATAAATCCATAAACCAGGGATCATTGAATAATTCGGTTCCTATGAATCGCTTAGCCATAACAATAAAAAAAGGCGCAAACCGATGGAGTAAACCACAATCCCGAAGGAAGGTAGACATCTGAATGCGCCAAATTATTAATACTGTTCATAGAATTGCAGTTTACTCGAATGCAATATACAACTATTCAGGACAAAAACAAAACTATTTCAAACTATAACACGCGAATCGCTTTTCTTTTCCGACCATCTCAACGGTGATATTATGGCCTTTATTCCGTAAAAAATTGATCCGGGAGGCAAGGCGAAAACAACCGAATTTGTTTAGCGCATCCAGGGCAGTAATTGACTTGCCAGATTTCAGGTAATTTAAGATAAGTTCGTTTTGTGATGTCATCGTTTTAAGGTTAGAGGCCGGAGATCCAACACCAGATCAACCTCAGTAATCTAAGTTAATTAATTCCCCGGCCTCGGTTAGTTATTTCACATTAGCCTTCCATTCCCAATTAATGACAGCATTCAATCCTTCAACTTTAACATCTTCATGCAGGAATACCCATCCAATCATATTGTCATTATCATCACGAATTGCTTTCATTACTAAATTAACTTTTTTCCCAGTTATTAAACAGGTAGGATTAAATTTTAATTCTTCCATTTTACTATTTTTAAAGAATCAGGGATACCGCTTACCGTATCACCTCAACGACTCAGCACCTTCCGGCTACGGGTTTAACGCTCATTGAGTGCTTTTCCTGATCCAATTAATTATTTCTTATCCAATGGCAGTTCATCAACAGGACCCTTCTCATCCTGATAGAAATCTTTGCCTTTTTCAGCAACTGCCTCACCATTTTTATTCTCTCCCTTTTCCCGGTCAAGTACCTCATCGGCGGTCGTGGTTCCTTCTTTAATAGCCTGGTCCGTCCCGATCAGTGTTGCAATCTGATCAGCATTAATGCCTGATATTGTCTTAACGCCGCAAAGCGTGACAATCTCTTCCTCAGTGGCCTCGTATGTTTTCTTGAAATACTTGATCCATTTTGTACGGGCAGCCAGTAGTTTCTGCTCATCAGATAAATCGCCGGTGATCTTATTCATGGCAGCATTATATACATGATCAGTAATAGCCCTGGGGATGACCCTTAAAACGGCATTCCGATAAGCTACCGCCGCCGCCGCCAGTCCGGTCGTGTTAATCATATCGTCATTAAATCTGGATCCGTCCTTTTTCAGTATCTTCCTGCGTACCTCAACCTTAACTGCGAAGTTAGTTTCCAGATCCAGCGCCACGGATTCGGCAGATACGTACTTATCAGATACCTCATTAACCCTTGCCTCTGCCCTGAAATTACCATATGACTGAGCCAGTATTGATGCCAGATGAACCGATGCACCCCTGAGTTTTTTACCGGCCCTGGGTAGTTCATAAATACATGATTTGGCGGTCTCCTCTGATAGTGTAACCGTTGTTACTGCATTATCCATGCACCGGCGCAGGTTCCTGGGAAAAGCGTGAGCCGTTGCAATCTGGGTGTCAATCTGTGCTTTTTGTGCCAACAGGTATGTAGATACATCCTGCTCGATTACTTGGATAGATTCATTTTCGTTTTGATTTTCCATTTTTGTTTTATTTAATTAAAAAAGTTAAACATTAGCTTTTTATAGTATCCCGGGGGCTGTGAATAATTGATCCGTTGATTACGGAATCCAGGCTGTACGAATATCGAATAACCAGGCCATATATCCGATTCACGGCAAAGGATATACTGCTCCATTAATTTAATAAAGGTAACGGCCCCGCATTTAGGTAAAGCGATCTGTGATCCGTCATCATTCTTAGTGATCTCAAAAGCCCAATTATCAGCCGACTCGATCAGGAAATCAAATGGGCTTTCTTTTTCCTGAAAAATCCAAAAAAAGGGTTTCCATTTACCGGTGATCTGGAAATCAAAGAATTGATAGAATGCAGCTGAGATGTGATAATTGAATTTTATTATCTGCCGGTGTATCTCTTCAGGGTGCGCCGCATCCTTTGCACATGTTTTCCAGTCTACTATTTTCGATTTTGTTTTAAGGTCCGTACGGTACTTGAATTTATACCCCTGGTATTCGCAGAACCCGGATTCCTCCGCCTTGCCATTGCGGATCAGGAATTGTATATCTTTTGACAGGTGAGGGTTGCCGTCCATCAGCTCATTGATCATTATCTGTGCCAGGTCAATCTGATCCTGGGTGCAAAGTTCTTTACCCCCGGATTGTTCTTTGGCAAAATTATAAGCGGTCAGATAGGCCCCTGAAGTAATCCCATACGGCTTGCCTGTTGTTTGATTTATAGGAGGGATAAAGATCGCATGATCATCTTTAAAGCCATTCAGATCACCGGTATTCACGATTGAGGCGAGCATCGAATGATATAGCCCTCCGAATTGATAGGCTAAATTTACCTCCTCATCTTCCGGGTGATCTTCAAGCCATTTATACCATTTTGGGCTGGTAAGGAAATATTTTAATTTGGTAGAGGACAGGAAATCATTGTACTTATCCCCATTATGATAATCGTTATTCGTGATTTCGTTCGGACCGGAGATATAGGGTAATTTTTCTACTGACATAATGGCACTTTTTTTGTCCTATAATCATTATTATGCTAAATAGGATTGTTGGTCAACCTAGCTGAAAACGATTTTTAAGAAGTGATAGCCGCTCAAATTCCTTTAAATATTCTTGCCTGTCACCCTCTTTAGATATCGCTATTAATTCCGTTACAAATGACATCCTGGCTAATATGGCCATATAAATATCTATTTGTTCCTGCTTTGTAAGTTCCATTTGGTTATATTTTTAAATCATGTTGTTCACAAAATGATTTCATCCCGTATGTTATCAGACCAATAACAATAGTATCCTTTCGTAGCCTGGTATTGTGCTTTTTATTATAGGCATGTTGTATGTCCTCGATCCTATCGTGTATTGAGTGGTCAAGATTGACTGTCAGATATTTAATCATGATAAATATATTTTGCAAAGTGTTTTAGTTATTAATTTGAGATACGTAAAAAATATACATTATCCATATCATTCAGCAATGTCGCCAGGTCGGCAACCATATTCCTGGTGCAGTAATCAATATCCGGCCGGAAGGAATAGTTCGGAGGAGGATCAGCCAGCTCATCATATTCGATCATGGCAAGGATTGAAAGCCCCTCAGTGGTCACTGATATTATTAAATCTTCGTGAGTCATGATAGTTTATTTTAGTAGTTCGGGATTCTCGTAAATATTGCCAATGATTTCACCATTATTAATTGCCCAATTCATAGACTTATAGGGATTATGGTCAGGATTCCCTATATAATGAACTGCCCATCCGTGTTTTTTGTTAGACCAAACCACTTCAAATAATTTACCCTTATTACTTCTAAAAATATCATGGTGGTAAATCCCTTTTCCGTTCTTATCGAGAAGTCCGGTGAATTGCATTATAGATTCAGGATATACTTGATGGCTATATGGAAACCTACTTAGTCCTATCGTTACCCTATTATCACTTAGGGAATAACTATACACCTCACTCATTTCCCCTTCATACCATGCTCTAAATTTTATTACTCTCATGATTTATTTATTTTATAACAGTCAATGCAAAACCCAGGATCATCAGACTCATTGCGCGGGTGTATCTCACATTTGCACTCAACGCATTTCGGGATATCGGCCTCTGAGTAAAGGCAACCGGATAAGGCGTAAAGGGGGTGCTGATTGTCGGGGGTCTCCATTATTTTTTATTTTTAATAGGATAACTAAATAATTTTAAGGCAATAGATGCAATACCCTCAATGGATTCCCTTTTGAATGAGTAACCCCGTTCGACAAGCACCATGTTTTTATATCTCTTTAATATTACACCGTCCAACTTGCCTAATGATCCAAGCTCATCAATTTCCCATAAAAACCTGTGTCGAAAATAATACAAGTCACCAATTGTTCGATCGCACACTAAATGATTCCGTGCATTAATTTTAACCTCTACCGAATCGTATATCTTTAATAAATATGGTGTTTCCATTAAAAAGCAATTATTAAGCATACTTTGTTTAATTGACAATATGAAATTCACACAAGCTTTTTCTTATTGTGATACTATCAGATTGCTTACGTTCATTATATTTAAGCATTGCCATTGCTTTTCCTTTAACAATTATTCCGGTTACAAAATCACTTCCCTGGTTAACAACTAGCAAATTAAATACACCCTTTCTGCTGTGATTAACTTGATAAATTTCACCTTTTTGTAGTTTAATATCAAGTAAATCCACGTTTGCACTTTGGCATTTCGGACAATTCCCGTAACCTTCAAATTTGTGGTTGCAGTCTAAGCAAATTACTTTTCTTATATTTTTCATAATTATTATTTTTACAAACAATTATTAAGCATGATTAATACATAGCCCCTGATAACAGGCTCAATCGTTTCAACGGGAGCGTCAAAATATTCAGGGTCATCAAGCGTGTAAGTCAGTGTACCGAATGAGTCAAATCGCTTGCCCTCGCTGTTGCATGAAATTTTCACCATTGCAGTTGCGATGTTGCCCTTGACTGCGATTTTTGTTAGTTTGATAATTGGTTTTTGCATGGCTAATCGTTTATTTCATCATCAGTCATCTGATTATATGGCTTGCCGAAAGTTACTGAGTCATCTGTTGTGGTTGCTTTGCGTGATGAGAAATAAAGGATCACAAGGCAAATAGTAATGCAGACCCAAAATAAAATACCGGAAAGTTCTAAAAAATTCATGATGCTGATATATTAATTTCCAGTGTGTCAATAATTTTCTGAACGGATTTCATGGAGATTCCGCCATGTCCGTTTTCAAATTTACTTATTGCAGCCTGATCAATATTAGTGTATTCGGCTAATCTTGATTGACTCATGTTGATCTCCCTGCGTTTTTTACGGCAAATTTCGTGTAGGTTCATAATCGTTGTTTTGATTTGTCGAAGTAAATATATGAATTAATTATCAATATTAATGAATTAATTACATTTTATATGTTATATATAACTATTCTAAATAATATGATTAGAGATTATTATCAACAATCTCGCATCCCTCGAATTTCTCAGGATCATTGCTCATTAACATTTCAAGATACTCCCTGGTATCTCCGGTGCGATCCCAGTTGCCAGCGTAAAAACGTCTGTCATTGGTATCAAAATGGGTATCCGTGCCTTTTTTTACAATTGTGAATGTTTCGTTTTTCATGATTTTTGATTTTAATTGGTTTAGAAATCTATTCTTGAAATATTACCTGCATCAACTAATTTATAAGCTAACCACTGAGGCATCTCAACTGATTCACTTAAATTCTCAATGGTGTAATCTATTTGTGACTTAGGAAGCCATCCAGTTGTTGAGTTGTTAAATCTTACTAACATAGCTTTTTCTGATTCGCGAACTACTGATTGAATGTTGATTATTGCTTTCATGGCTCTGGTTTTTTTGATTTGTTTTATAGTGTAAATATATGGCTATTTCACATACTATGCAAGTATTTAATGAATTATTTTCATAATATATGGTTAAATGTGCTTATAAATATTGATTCTAAATAACGCAAATCAAAAAAGGCCACCAATTATGATGACCTTTTAAGAAGGAATGGCAGGAGAAAAACTATTTCCAGAAAAGGAGTTTATTTTTAAATTTGCGCACGATCAGGAATATCAGCAGGGCATTCTCGACAAAGAATATTATAACTATCCATTTAATCCACCTGGGAGTATATTTTTCAGGATACGGTTCAGGTACAAATACAGTAGTTTTTTCTGCCCTTAATTTCTCGATTAACTTATTCTTGACCTCTATTGAATCGGTGTAAGCTGACAGATCTATTATAAGTTGGTTTATCTGCTTATTGTCCTTTACATATTTAACGATCTCTTTTATCTCGACCTCCGTATTCATTCCGGTATTGGATTCGTTATATCGCTTTAAAATCGCTTGATAATTTGAATCACATTCTATGACAAAGCTCCAAAATACTGAATCAGGGATAGTGTATGCCGGATCCTCTGTGATCGTTTCGATATAAATCAATGAATCTTTTATCTGTGGAGGGCATCGTTTCATTAATCGCTTGCAAGGATGACATCCTGCGAATAGGATTATTATAATCAATAATAAGACAATTTTTCTCATAGCTGTGACAATCTACGGTAACCCAATACCCTATCTTTCGGGTAAGGCTTAATATTTACACAGTTATACTGGTTACCTCCCAGACAATAGATATGATTCTCATCATTGCCGGCGAATAATCCAACATGACCCTTCCAACTATTTATTGATTCGCGCCAGAATATGACCACATCACCAATCTCAGGTTTTTGAATAAATGTACCACATTCGAGCCAGCTGCGGGCATCCAGTTTGCCGGAGCGTTCAAGATTGAGTTTCCAGGCTAGCCAGTTAATGAAGCATGAGCACCATGCCGTCTCGTCATCCTTTACCCATGAATGGCCAATATCACGAAACCAACCTACGATAATAGGATTATCTTCATTGCCTGAAATCTCACGCAGTCCGTAAAATTCCATAGCAAGAAGGAACATTGATAATCTGTTAATCATTTTTTCCCTCTGCCAGCTTATGTAAATATTTAGGTGTAAATACACCTACCAGCATCATCAGATTAAAGGTGCCAAATTCAAGTAACATACCGGCCTGAAAATCAACTGATAATGACCAGATAATATCAAATCCTAGTAATCCGATGAGCAGTATAAAGCTCATCAACCGTTGCGAGCTTTTCACCCCGGGAGCCTCTTCCAAAAATCGTGTTTTCTTTTCCATAATTATTTGATTTTTAAAATATTGCTTTAAGAATTAACGGCCACATCGTTAATCCGCCAATAATAATCAGTATAATGATAGCACCTGATATTTTCGGGTTGCGGTGTATAAGCCTAAAAATCCTTGTTTCCTTTTCCAGTTTTCCGATCCTGCCGTTCTGTATTTTTTGATATTCGATCAGCTCATCCACCTTATAACCTACCATATTCAGGTCTGCTTTGATGTCTGCCTTCATGCCCTTGAAAGCAAGGTCCAGATAATCCTTATCATCTTTGTTCATAGCTTTGTAATTAGACAGTAAATAATAACTGATCCGCTTACTACCTTAATAAAATGCAACATTGCCGGAGCTATTCGTTGACACACCTTATCATAAAGTGATGAATTGCCGATGTAAAATATATCTTCACCTGCAAACAAATTCCAGATGTAATCAAATAATGAGAACCGAAGTATAAAGTAGCTGTATGCTATCAGTGCCAATTGATACCCATCGTAATCCGGTCTGACTATCAATGTCAGAACAACCAATATCAATAGTGCCACAGGCTGCAGTAATTTCAAAGGGTGTGCCAGTAGCTTGTTACCCCTGTGATGCAACCCGTCACCTGCAGCACCGCCAAAGATCGAAAGTATGTAAAGTATCAGTATCATTTCTCAATTATTACAGGCTCAGCTATCACCTCCCGAAATTCTTTTTTCTCAGGAATCGTTACCGGAGGTACATATTTCCCATCTGTTACCTTCACTACTTCCATCTTACCTTTTACCACTGCGTATATTTCACGGTACACGATCATTCCCATCCATTCAAACCCCCGTGCGTATCCTTTATGCGTAACTATCAGTTGCGCTCCCTGTGGTACAATGCTCAGCACTTCATTTGAATAATACAGGTAAGGCGAAATGATATCCGTTTTGTCCGGTTGCTGTCTGTCTACAAGTTCAAAATGTCCTAACGTGTCTGTCCACACGGTATCTTTTACAGGTACCCACTTGACTGTCAGGTCCGGCTCAAGCGTTACCGTTGTGTTATCGTATTTTTCCCATACCTGAGCGGTTGCCGTCAGGGTTAAGGCAATTGCGATTGAAAGAAAAATTAATCTTTTCATATTGTTTGTTTTTATTGATCCGTTAAAATATACCCCTCATGCCCCGTTGTAGCTGCAATGCCCCATCGGTCTGAAAGGTAGCCTGTGATCTTGTCCCTGTCTGCTTCTGTGAGGGTTGCGTTATATCCGATGACTTCCATGATTTCGATGTCGGCAAAATATGTCGCCCCCCAAACTAAAGCCCCTAATTGGAACCCATCTAAATTACTTACCCCCGCATTTCCACTCCCCGCTAACGATCCATTAATCCAATGTTTAGAACTTGCTCCATTAAATTCCGTAGCATGGATATTATCATCTGCATCAGCCGCACCAATACTTAACGCCGTACCCGCCAATATAAAATAAGTTCCAGAAGCTGCGGTCGTTGTATATAATTGATTTCTTTGCCCTGTACCTTTGCCTGTATAAAAAGCAGCATTAGCATCCAATGCTCCTGTTAATTTAGCCACAATGAAAATAGTATTCGGCTGAGTTAATCCTGCGCCGGCAAATTCATCTATCTTTAAAAATGTACTATTAGCAGCGGTAAATGTCACCCTGCCCGTTGTAGCATTGTACGTCGGTCGTGTGGCATCATTGTTGGTATTCTTAACATGACGCCCGTTGCCTGACTTATCGTTCCATTGGTCGACTGAGGTGCCGTCAAGGGTAAAGGTCGAGGCGTCCCATCCGTCAAACCAAAATTCACAAGTCTCAGAGATATTCAACGGCTGGTTGCGGTCGTACATGGTCAATACATAACTATCTGCTTCAGATAATATCTTCCTTAGTGAAATATTAATGAATGAAAAATCAGTATTTGCATTGTCCCATATGCAAAGATCTGGATCAACTTGTCCTGATGAAATAGTAAATACTTGACTAAACGAACCAGTAGTAGGATCAATAAAATTTGATTTTGTACCTGCAATTGCATCACCATCAGCAACAATGACAAGGTTTGGAGTAGACCCACTATTTTGAACAAAATCATAAGTTATCCTATACCTTTCCCCAGTTAATATAGTCGTACCTGTTAAGGCACAATAAGCAGATCCATTAGCTGCTGTATTTATAGCAGATGTAATAGCGTTGCCAGATGTTACCAATGTTTCAAATGGATTGGCTACACTATTTACAAATGAAGTTACCAGCTCAGGCCCCAACAATTCACCAGCAGTTATCACCTTCTGACCGAATGAGGCAAACCCGAATAGTAAAGCAAATAAAAGTATCGTTAAGCGTTTCATCTAATTGATATATTTCTAATCGTGAATGTTAATGTCTGAGGATCACTGCTTTGTGTGGCAAACCAAATCCTATCGCCTGCAGTAAATGACATGATCCCATTTCCGCCTATCGAGCCCTCATCTGTATTATTGTCTAAAGCCCGTGAAGCGGTTGCCTTAGTTGCTTGTGTGGTATTCAAGAATGGAGAGATTATACTTACCCGTGTAGCATTATCCGACTGACTGAATGAAGCACTCCATGTGCCTTTATATACCCCCGTGGTTGCTACCAATAAATAACTTCCCATCTGCCACGTTGATGCCTCATTACCTACATAAGTAATATCAACTTCAAAATTATTGGCATCCACGTACAACACCGTACCCACTCCGTTGTGGTTGGCTGATTGAACGGTTACGTAATCACCCGTTGCCAGCCCGTGATCCGTATCTGCTATGTTGATTGAACTACCTCCTTGCGCTGTGGTGATATTTCCTGATCCCTCTTTTCCTGCCACGAAAGTAAACCCTGAGTTAAGGTGTGGTGAGGTGCCTGTAATATTTGCATGGAACATTGCGTGCCATTCATCTGCTGAATGCAGTACTTCCGTAGCACTTGACCCGTAGACGTTTCCCATCTCACCGTAATCACTTGCGCCGAACATAATCATATGCTCAGTGCCTCCGCCGTCCTGAAAATACAGCTCATTATCTGACTTGGTGTAAATCTTCCCGTAATCATCTACTGCCCCCGGTGTGGTTGTTTCGTGCAAGCTCAATGTCCCGGCACCTTTTATTTCCAGCGTGTCGGTTACGGTTGCTTTCACTTTTCCACCACCCTCGGCTACTCGGATGCCTTCAACGCCGCCTGCGATAAGGGATAGGGAGTCTTCACCTGCCCTACCTATACCTACATTATCGTCACCATGAAAGAAAAAAACTGGAGTCGTGGATGTTGCTCCCGATCGTTTTATTCCTGCGCCATTATTTGTTTCACTCTCCAAAGTTGCTGCTGTCCATTCCCATCGTTGATTCCCTGAAAAACTTATTCCTAAAACATTATCAGCTGATTCATAAAACCCCGTATTACCATCACCAAAAGCAAGGGAAGGTGCAGCGGCCGAACCTGTCACATCAGGATCAACAACAATCCTGCTATTCGCCTCAATGTAATCAACATCAAGGGTGTCGAGGGTGATCTCGGTTATGTCGGTCGTCTCGGTCGTATCTACTTTGCCAGTCGCAGTGGGATTAAGTACTACGAGGTTATCTGATGCAAGGTTCTCTAAGATTAGGGAGTCCGATGGTCACAGATGCTTGTGATGTTGGATCACTAAGGTCAATCACTACCTGCCCCCACACTAAGGTAGGAAGCAGAAAAACTATAAATATCAGTAGTCGTTTCATTTTTTCTATTGTTTAGTTATCCAATAATACAATTTTTTGCCCGCCGTAACGGATCCTTTAGTCAGCTTGATAGCTATATACCGATATGGATAATAGTCATCCTGAAAAGCAACAGTTGAATCGGCCATAGTATAAGGCAGATCAGATGAATCCAAGCGGTCAAACAGCAAACTATCAGTTTCAGATACAGCCCCCAGGTCAATCGTAGCGTCTGTATCATCGAAATCTTTATAGTTAAACTGCATAGACCAGGAATAATCTGTAAACATCCTAACATAGACAGTCGTATCAGTGCCCGTTGGTACGCTGATAGAATCAAGTTTGTACACCCGTTGAGCATTGATAATCAACGGGGTAAATAGTAACAGTAAAAAAATTAGCTTTTTCATTTTTCTATTTTTAAATAATTAGTTTTTCTTCTATATGAAAGAACAATCAGGGAGAAGCATATTATAATTAATACAAAAGATACATATAATAATGTTGATAAAGATCGTATTTGCGCTTGCTGCTCTTGCATTGCATTGACAAGCACCGCCGTCATGGAAGCTGTCTGTATTGACATCGTGCCTGACTCACCAACAACAATCTCAGGAACAACCCTGTTGACTTCCTGAGCTATAAACCCGACCTGATTGCCTGGTTCGCGCTCATCTATCCATTTAAAATTAACGCCCCTCAGCTGCATCACCTTATCCAATGCGCCGGTAATCGTTGATACATCTTTTTTCAATGTTGAATCTGAATCGTTATTCCATACCCCCAGACCGCCTGCTGTGCCCTCTACGAAAAATGTTCTGCTATTAGCGTTATCAGATGCCTGCCCGTTAATGATCACCTCGTCATTTGTAAAGTCACCAAAAATCAATACATCTGTCAGGGTGTTGGAATTTTCAATAAATAACAGATTGTTAGTTTCGTTGGTTGATCCTGCCTGATAGCCTATATACACGCACCCTGCTGCCACTGCTGCTGCCGCTGCTCCTGAACCGATTGCCGTATTCTGATTACTTAAATTTGCTGCAAGCGCTGAGCTTCCGATAGCTACATTATTTCCACCTGTAACATTAGCCCCTAAAGCATTTTTTCCAAATGCCTCATTAGCTGCTCCAGATGTATTTATATCTCCCGCCCCCTCTCCGACAAAAGTGTTGCCGTCGCCTGTGGTAAGCTCTCCTGCCTGATAACCAATAAATGTGCCTGTATTGGTAGTTATTGATTTTCCTGCTTCAAATCCTATTCCGATATTATAATTGCCTGTCGTAACACTATACAATGATGACCTACCAATCGCGATAACATCCTGTGCCGTGGATAAATTATATAAACTTGTATATCCTAATCCAATACAATAATCGGGTGATGTGGCAACTAAAGCAGTCCATCGCCCCATGAATATATTACCAATGCCATCTGTAATATTGTTGGCTGTGTTATGACCTAACCCAATATTGTAATCACCCGTCGTAATTTTGTCATAACAATCACTTCCAATTGCGATATTGCCATTAGCACCATTTAGAGCGTCAAAAATATCAACTCCGATACCTATATTGTTGTTTCCTGAACTATAGGAGGCTCCAGTATTTGTACCAAATAATATATTTTCATTAAGTCCAGCGTTATTTGATCGGAAAGGAATCTGTTCAAATACATCCTCCTGCAAGTTATCAAAAGTATATTTTTTTGTTGTAGCCGATTGAAGAACTACAAACAGGTCGGCATCGTTCAATGACTGCGAAGCCGATGCTAAGTCTGAAATTTTTGAGTCCTGACCCTGAGCCGCAAGGCAAAAGGCCAACAAAAGAAAAATCCATTTTATTGTTTTCATTATAGTATAATTTTATCGCCCGCTTCAGTTAATAAGAAATCACCCGTCTCTAATAGTAATTTGCCGATATTGTAGATTTGTGTCATCTCGATAGTATGCACCCCACTTTTCAAATTCCATGTATCCCGGTTTATCATATACAGATTATTCGAGTTATTGATTTCCTGGATTGTTGAGTCACCCACTATCTGCGACGTCAGGATATCACATGATATCATCTCTGTCGGATATCTGTATTGATTACCTATTTTTTCCTTTAATAATGACAATAGGCTTTTCTGTCCTGTTGCATCCGGGTCTTCCCAGTCCTCACAAAGATCATCCCTGGCAGCGTCATTATAAAAGCCACTACCGTATATCAACCTCTTATTTGCAACAGGCGTATAGGTATCACCGCGTCGGTCATATACAAGCAAATCAGGAAGCTCACCCGATAAAAGATTGATATCATCTGCAATGTAGTTATTATTATCATTGACCGTGACAAGTTGCTCAAGGTTCTCAGGAGCGTCACCGTACTGACTTTCATGGTTAGTGATAGATAGTTCAATATATTCAACTATAGCAAAAGCCGTTGCGTCATCACCATGTAATGATATGCTTGCCGATAGATTCACCTCTCCATAGTCTGATGAATAATTATTAATAACAAATTCAGCATCAAATGATTCATAATATGCACCCGCATTACCTGAATTATCCACTGATTTAATAGGGTCATTTGATACTCCCCATACGTTACCAACCCACGACCATTGATCAAGCGGTGCGGTCGGCCACAGCAAAATAGTGATATAAAGATCAGCCTCTTTTGTGCCTGGAACAAATATTGTGTACCTGACTTTTATTTTCCATGTCGAATCACTCATTGGAGTGATAACTTTAATCGGCGCTGTCTGTAATAATAACCCATACGGTGCGGCTGTGTCGGCATAGATAAGTACGCCATTATCGTGTCGAGAAACAGTAGGACTATCTGACTTAGTCCAGTTCATTGGTGTATTAAAATCAATCCAGTCTGTAAAATTATGATTTAATAATATGCTCTTCCTCTTCTTATAATGTCTCTTTAATATGTATTGCTTCCATGGAGGGATCGTCATTAGTGAACCATTATCCATGATCCGGATAAGTGGTGATCCGCTCGAAGAAGTTGTAGATTTGACAGGATTATATAATGCATTTGATGTGTATAACCAACCTTGCGCTTCCTCGCCCCATGTCCATAGCCTTCTCCTGTACGAAGTTGAAGCCTCCGATGGCCTCCATATATGCCATTCACCATTAACCTGTCGTAAAATAGCCTGGAAATTTCTCAACAGATCGCTCAGTATAGTATAGCAATCCATCATCGTACCGTCATCATTGATATAAGCCTCCATGTCAACATATGTCTGATCCAGCGGCGAATCAGCATTGCCTGAATCCTGGGCATCTTCATATACATTTACTGCCTCGCGTAGATTAAGCCCCAGATCTGTTTTTGCCAGACAAGCCGCAATGATATTTATCAGAAGTAAGTTATCATACATATTCTTCTGATCGAAATATACATTCCTCAGGTACCCCAACTGGTCGGCCGCTACGATAGAAATATGATATGGTGTATCTTTATAAGGCATCTGGAATATATCAGGAAGGATAAATCCTTCAAACACTGTCGAGGCATCAACCAATAACTCAACCCTCCACTCCCTTGCGTCGGTCGTATAAAGTTCTGAAAGGGCAAAACTGACCTCTTCCATAATATTCAGTGTCAGGTATGTTCCGTTTATAGGATTAAAAATATCATCGCTTGCCGTATCATAAGTAAGCATTATAGGTGAGTCACCCGAACCTTTTAGATAGCTCGAAGCCCCGGCATAATCCCGCTTTTTTAGATTACATACTACCGCCTGGCCAAAATAATTGGCCGCAATATTAAGCTGATATTTTGTTACATATGCCATTAGGTTCGTGATCCCATATCTGATGATCCCCTTTGTGTAGCTATATACAGATCCTTGCCTCGTAGAACACCCTCTACTCGTATAGCCCGCGACGACATACCACTACTGCCAGCCACCCCGGCTGTCATTATTGCACCTCCACCCCCCGATACTCCCCTGCTTGCCAGCCCTGAGATAGCCGAACCGATAGCCAGTAATGCAGCTCCAGCAGCGATAGCGGCAGCAGGATTCAGCTTAGCCGATTTGAATGCAATCATAGATAATCCGTAAGAAATAAGCAGCTTACCCATCTGTTGCGCGAACCGCCCGAACACTTTAGCAATACCCGCCAGCCCATTTTCAAGATCTGACGTGCCTGCAAATAAATTTTCGATGCCCTGCCCGATAGAATCTGCGACTGACATCATTGTTTGTTGAACCACCGTTCCAAGATCGATCATAGTATTCTTGATCGATTCCGCTCTTTGTTTAAGCTGGTTTATCCCTTCGCCCGGAATAGCTGCACCTATGCTTGTAGCTCCTATCGAAGCCATCGGAGCGAGTGAAAGATCAGGTCTACCGGGTGCGGGTATTGGTGTCTCTGCCGTTACTGCCCTTGCTGTTATCCCTGAACCTCTCGGCCCTAATGACGTTGTAGCAGGTGGTTGATTAGCCTGCCTTCTGTGTCCTATGAATGCAGCTATTGAAAGATAATCAATAAGTTTACCTACCTTCCTTTCGTTTAGCTTATTTATTGATTGTACAAATTTATTCGTAACTATGGCAAATTCATTCAATGCAGGAGATATGCCTTTCCCGATAGTCTCTTTTAGATCACCCCATGTATTTGCTAGTTGTTTTACCGCACCCGTCCCTGCTTCAGCCGCAGCTTTTGCCTGCCCCTCGAACATCTCTGTCAATGCTGCTACAGCGCTTTCAAGTCTTTCAGAACTGCCAACAGCGCCCTCTATTACAATCCCATATCTTGACAGTGCATTCGTGGATGATCCAACAGATTTAGCCACTAGGTCTGCAGCTGCAGACAAGGCCATATTTTTACTTGTGGCAAAATCCTGCACAAGCGGAATAAGTCTGCGAATAGCTACCTCGTTAAGTTGCATCGAAGCAAGGAATGACATCGCGTCGGCCGTCTCTTCATCTCCGAAAAGGGTTATCCCTTGCAGTGCCCTGGCCTGGCGCATCAGCCTTGCCTGCACATCTTCCTTGTCTTTAAGGGCCGTAAGTAGCTTAGCCTCCGCCTTTGCTTGTACGTCGTATAACTGAACAGTTGATTTTAGAAAGCTAGTGACAGCGCGAACAGAAAAAGCCGCAAGCATAGTAGCCCCGAAAGCCTTCATCTGGCCTTGTAGCTTGCCAACTGCCGACTGGGCTTTTTTCATGCCCATCTGCAACGCCTTTGTATCGGCACTGATCTTGAATAATAATCCTGCTATTTTATCTGCCATTTCTCTGCTAGTTTTCTGCCCTTACTTCGTTGTTTTTTTATATCAATAACTTTCAACTCTTTTTCCCAGGGATACATCCATAATTTCTTAGGATCGCTTATAGGATTATTAGCCCACATATTAACAGAATAAAGGGTCTGCAACCGGATGACCTCAAGATCCATCTTACGTATTAACTCAAACCCTTCAACCGCATTAAAGAACGCCCTGGGCGTACACACCTCAAACTCATCCTCACTCATACCCAGCTGACCCATTCCTATCTGCCGCAATAAATCGAAGTCTATTGCCCCTTCACCGGAGGGGCTTTCGCCTTTTTTGACTGTGGCATCTGGTCTGTGAATACATTAATAAACTCATCTATTTTTTTCTCAAAATCCTCATCATCAAGGAAATCCCCTATATCTTCTATCGTCAAATCAAACTTAACCTTATCGGCCCTCGCCCCTTCATGCAATCCTACATATACAAGCGCTAGCACCTGGTCAAAGGTCATATTGGTTTCAAACATCGCAAGGTCTTGAAACCCTGCGCCTGTTAATTTGCTGAACATAGATAGTGCATTCCATCCATATTTCACTGGCCTCGACTCTCCACCGAATTTGATATAATCCATCAGGTCTTACTCCATTTAAGTTTACCCGTGCCCTTGAAGGATATACTGAATGATACGCCTGTCTCGTTGGGCGCCTCCTCGGTTACGCCGGTGATATATGCCGTACCGCTCCAGAACCTGTCCGCTGCATCATCGGTTGCGAACTTCAAAGTAGCACTAGCCTGTGAGTTCATCAGGGCGTAAAATTCATCCAGCCCATAGGTCGCATCCAGTGCAACCATACCATTACAATCCATCGTCCAGCTCCTTACGCCGGGAAGGATCTCTTCCCAGTTAGCTGAATCTTTAGTTGTGACAGGAACCTCACCCTGAGTAAAATTCAAGGAACAAGTTTCGCTGTGAGATATTGCCGTGCCTCCCAGGTACAGCAGCATATCTTTTCCGTTAATCTTTCCCGTTGTAGCCATTGTTTATTTTTTAAGGTTTCTTAACTTCTTTTTTCTTTCCCTTGATAACTTCATCTTCTATCATCTGGGGTATGATCGAGGGATGTACATTTACCACTGTGCCTGACTTTTTTATCGTGCCTACCCCTGGCAGCTTCCAGTCTTTGATAAGTTTTACTTTCATTTTTTTATAAATATTATGTAGTCCTGACTTCTTCTCCAATACTTCTCACCCCGATCACCGGGATTAGTAATTATCTCTTCCATCGTTTCAAAGCTGTTATCCAGGAAGATATTATCTACTTTTACCCCTGCAGCTGTACCCTGGTACCCATCCATCGCCGTACGCACTGCCTCGGCCTTTGTATCCATATCCGGATATTGGCGGGCGTAAGTATCTAGCTGAAAACGGTACTGGTCGTAATCGGTGCCATCTTTTGTGTTATTAGGTATGTGGCTTATCATTGTGTATATCACCCACTCGGCTCCCGGCCGGTGCGGTATCTCACCGGGAAAAATATTCTGCGTCACTCCGCTCAGTATATTTGCTATCGCATTACCAACCATGTCGTGTTATCGCTTTGTCAAGGAACCTGTTAATCACAAATTGTAAATCTTTTTTAAAATCACGCTCAACATTGTGTATATTTGTATCTACAGCTCTGCGAAACCAACCGGTAGCCGGTATCCTTCGTGCCCCTCCTCCTGAACGCCTCCGTCCCGACGTTCCATATTCCAACCAGAAAGCACCCATCGCAGCCCATGCTTTCTCCGCCCTGGTATTAAATTTATCTATATCTGATCCCTTCGGCCTTTTCCATCCTACATGAACGCCCGCCCTCCATGATCTTTTCAGCGCCCACGTCTTTACCTGCCCCTCGGCCACCTTTGAATGGCCTCTGACATTTGACTTTGCAGCCATCATTATCGGCTTTGCCGCCTTGCGTGTTGCCTGTCCTAATAGTTTTTTATTCAGTCTCTTTGGCAGCCCATCCAATACTTCATGAACCTGATTGATGCCTATTATTTCTGCATATTGCTTTACCACGCTGCAACAATATTATTACTTGTCGTACCTGTAGCCTTGACCTTAATGACGCTGACCGGCAGTATGGTCCCGGCTTTCACTCCCTGAAATGTCAACTCATCACCGCCCTCGGTCGTAACGGCTACATTGCCATCTTCGCCAACATACAGAACCGATGCATCATCAAGCCCGGTCGTATCGCTTGGCGTGATAACCGCAGCATGAATTGGATTAACCCTTAATGCGCTTCCTTGTACCATCTTAGATATATTTATATTTATTTATAATCATTTGTGAAACCCTGTTAAACCGCCTGCCTTTATCCTCACGGTTAACATACCAGTCGGCAATGAGCAAGAACATAGCCTGTACGAGATCCTCCGGCACGACGGCCGGACTAGGATAGCCTGTGATAAATTGAACCTCCACACTGTTAGGATAACTGCTCTTCACATCGGGCCATGAGAAGCCGTCATAAGCAACTATCCTTGCCGGTCGCCCTACCAGGTCTGTTTTGTAATCATCTGAAGATACCGTCTGCTGATTCCCATCCGCATCATAATACTTCACATGAGTGATAGAATTAATTGGATAGACCCATAGCTCAATATCTCCAGAAGGAAAATCATCCAGGAACATCTTATATGTCTCTGTGCTCAATCTCAAATCAGCCTCTTCCTCTACCTTACGTTGCGCGGCCTTTATAAGCTCCGTTACATAATTATCGTCATTCGTTGTTATATTCTGATTCAACAAATGAAGCTTAGCCTCAGCAAGGGTTATAGCCCATGTAGTCGCTATTGTTACCAGTTGAAATTTCACTTCTTTTTTGTTACAGGTTTTTTGGCCGTTGCCTTTTTTGCTACAGGTCGCGTATCCACCTTTTTCACTTCCTGCACTTCCAATGGCCTCTGTGCCCCTGGTTTTTTATCTTCCTTAAATTCCGTGGCATAGCCCTCGCGGATCCAATACTGCGCATCGGCAGTGGGAAGATCAATGACCTCCCCGCCGCCGTACACAAAATCAAGCCCAGCTATACTTGTCTTAAATTTTATTTTCATGATCAAGTAGTTGCGTGATGGATATGCTTAAATGGATATGTCGAGGTATAGGTTACTTTATTACTGGCCCAGCGCCCCAGTACATTAAATCCAACCTCATCAGTCTCGGCATATAATTCATCCAACCGGATAATCTTCATCGGTAGTGCCTCGAATACCTGGAATTTCTTAAAATCTCCAAAGTAGACGGTATCGTATGTCGGATGTATCTCTTCAATATCCGGGTTAGCGACTACCGGGTATCCTTCAAGTAGTGCGGGCTCACCGGCCTGCATTGAGTCCTGCCACAGTGGCCTGGCGTCGGCCGATCCGACATAAAGGGCCCTGATGGCTTTTATCGTGGAGTCGTTCATCTGGAATAACCCTCCCGGTCTGTATGCCCTATTGACAGAATAGATCAGGTTATTGATATCAGCCCTGGTAATACCCCTCTTAGTTGCGCTCTCACCTTCTGAACTCAGCGTCTTGATACCATAAGGCATCGAAGATCCTGATCCAACGGTGAAATAATAGTTCAGCCCTCTCATCATCCGCTCCATCAACAGCCCCAGTACATGACCAACCACATCAAAGGCAGCATCCTGTATCAGCTCATTTGAAATCTTAACTGTCTTTGTGGTGATCTTATAGAAATCAAATTCTGAAATCCCATAGGTAACATCAGTACCGGAAGCCATATCTGTTTTTTCTCCAATCACGGCAGCTTTTACTGAGGTATCATCCACATTGGGATATTCGATCTTACGGCCGTCCGACACGGTGTCCCATGAAACAACCCCCGGGGTGACCATGCCACCGACATAGGCCCTGGCAGAATCAATCACGTTGGAAATCTCATCAGGCACCAGGTATCCGCCCTTATTATCCGTACCCTTGTAGAATTGGTTAGCCCTGATCTCAAGCGCCCTTTTATTCTTATTGCCGCTCTCGACAAGGCCATTCTCGCCGGTCCTCAGAAATGTATTAAGAGCCTCCCTGTTATCAGGCTTTTCAGGATCTTCATTTTTCTCCAGCACCCTCTCCTGCTTCTCACTGAGCAGCTTGTTGGCCCGCTCGATACTCTCGATCTCATTTGACAGTTTTTGGATATCATCATTTATGGCATCCACTTTCTCCTGGTCGAATTTGTCAGGCTCGGCATTTACGGCTTCCCGCAGTTGCTCCAGGAGATTTCCTTTCTTTTCAAATTTCTTTTCTAACATTGTTATATTCCTCCGCTTGGTTTAAATAATTATTAATAGCCTTTTTCTGATTCAATCGCTTCTCACGGGCATCTGTATCAACTTCCTCGCCCGTATCGGCCTCCTCCACTTCGGCAGCCTCGCCGCCCTCCAGTATATTGAAAAGCCCCTTTATGGTGAGCTTGTCAAATTCATCTTCATTAAACTGGTCGCCCAGTGCCTCCCTGATCAGCTCGGTGATCAGTTCGGATTTATTTATAGCCTCTTTTTTCTCGGTCCCCTCAACCATCTTTACCGCCTCTCCTATCCTCAATGACTCGATCTCGGTAAAGGACATCCCCAGTGCTTTTTTTAGGAATATCAAAGCGTTGGCCGTATGTCTTTTTAATGACTTGGCCTGCGCCTTTGCGTTGGATGGGATATTCACAATAGACCACTCTACAAGCTCCTGCCCATTGTAGTAATAAGTTTCATTCTTTCCACCCCGATGCTCTTCGTCATCTTCGCTCCCATACTTCCCTGTCTTGCCTTTTTCGTCAGCTACAGGCAGAAAACCAACCGACGCACTGCGAAGCGTGCCCCTGAGAACTTTTCTGAAAATCTTTTCTGCCAGCTCATTCTCTTCTGCCGGCTCAAAAGTAACAGCCCCGATAAGATTGTCATCTTCTTTAAACACCTTGCTAGTTCCAATAATATCATCAGGGTCAGGCTTATTACAAAAATCACCTCCATAGACATTATGCTGGTATCCAACAATAGGATTCCTTTTATAATTCTCAAGTTCCCAACCGTCAGGATTTAGAACGGTGAGGTGCCTATCTTTATCAGGTGTGGATATCACAAATTCCACCGTCCGCGAAGATTCCACATCATCCGCAAACTTTCTTGCGTAACCGCTTAAATATCTGATTTCTTTATCCATCTTGATTAGTTTTATTTATAGGTTCACGATTTATCTGTACCAAGTGCTGATCACCTCCGTCTATGCTGTTAAGCTCTTCTATCCTGCGTATCTCGTTGATCGAATAAACACCCAGATCAAGGCCCACACGATACGCCTCGAAACGATCCTTTGCATTACCCCTCATAAGGGCGTTCATATTAAATTTAAAAAAATGATCTTCCTTCTCTTCCTCTGTTAATAGCTTGCGGTTCAGCTCATCTTCCCACCTTACAACCCATTGCGTCAGGGTATAAGTGACAAAAGAGATGCCCTGCTCGGCAATGTTATTAAATGTTGAGCGGGATTCTTCATATAATAGATGAGGAGGGATGCCGAACCACCGGGCTATGTCATTAACAGAAAATTTACGGCTTTCCAGAAATTGCGCCTGGTCGGGAGGGATAGTCAATGGCTGGTACTTCATGCCCTCGTCCAGTATCATAGTCCCGCCATCCGGCCCCTTCATTTTTTTATCATAAGATTTCCTTAATCCTTCCCTCGCCTTATCACTCAAGGCCATCGGGTGAGTCAATACCCCGCTCTGCTTGGCTCCGTTAGCGATAAATTCATTTGAATATTTTTGTAATCCCAGCCCACCTCCGATGCTTTCGGCAGCTACCTGGATAGGTGCCAACCCTTTTACTCCGTCATAACTCAACCCTGGGATGTGAAGTATAAAATATGGATCAATACCTATATTATTTCCGATGTCATAAACAATATCAGCGCCGTCGCTCTTTGGCTTTACCTTAACAGGATCTTGGATATGCAAACTCAGGGGTGTCCCCTTCATATCCCTTTTTATATACGAATACCCGTTGCCCCAGGTCAATATATTGGCCTGCACGGATTCGCGGTAAACGAAAGGGGTGCTTACGTTGTTTGGTTTCTCGGTGATAAGATTAAGTCCAGGATGATCTTTTATCTCCTGGGTGTCACCGTCGGGAAGCCTTTTAAAAAGGTCAACAGGAAAACTGCCTATCTGTGAGCTGAGTAGATTAATCGCTCTCCAGTATGCAGCGTGCTTCAGGGCTGTATCCTGATTTACTTTAACGCCTGCGGTAGTTGTATCATACCCACCACCGAACCACGTATCAAGGCCGGCGCTCGGCCAGTTGACCGTAGCCCTTATCTCGGCAGCTAAACCGGAAATAAGCCTTTGCCTGTAACCCTCTTTGTGAATAAATGGGAATGTCCCGTCTAGTTCAAACTTCATTAATACATCTTTAATGACCGTCTACTTATAATATAACAGCCCGATCAAAAAAGATGTAACAAATGTTACTAAAAGGAATTATAAATTTCTGTTTGGAAGGAATGCTCCCTGATTTCTTCATCCCAAATAGTCCAGTCAGGATGCTGGTAGGTAAGCCAATCTTTATGATGTGGATTCATTACGATCTTACACCCCTGCTCATGTGCGAATTTGGCAATCCATACATCTGCCATATTCTTAATGAGGATCTTATTATAGTCAGGTCGGAAATAGCGAGTATGAAAAGCCATCACGCCCGTACCTCCAATATCCAGATGCACTTCATCGGTCACGGTCTCAAGGCAGTGGTATGTAGCTTTGCGATCCATGTAAATACTTGTCACGGGCTTGTCATTCATCACCCTTCCGTGATTAGTCAGGATGGCGCTGATCTTATAATCGTACAATTTCATAGTCATCTCATGTACATAGTCGGTCGGATAGATCAGGTCATCGTCACAGGTAAAGATAAAACCTTCCTTATTTTCCAGACCATAGAACTTAGCCCCGTCGCCCTTTGAATTATCCAGCTCGACTACATTAATATTCTCCTTTTCAAGCCAGGGAGGAATGTATGAATAATTATTCAGCATCACATTCAGTTCATCCACCTGTGGATAAAGGCTCTCAACTGTTTTTTTAAGCATCTGCGCCCTTTCGGGTATGCTTGCTATTTGTGCTATTTGTGCTATAATCATATCTCTTTTCCTATTATTTTATTTGATACGTTATGATCATGAATCACCATCTTATAAAGCCTCTGCGGAATCTTCAGGCTCGGGAAATGCCATTCCATTTTAGTATGTGAGCAATAGTATACTGTCTTAACAGGTTCGTCTATTATGAAATCTTTCGACACGCTGCGATAAGGCATTCCCACCTGTTCAATCAATGAGATAAAAGGCGAGTTTTGACTCCTGCGCTCGACGGTGTATTCCTTGCCTGTGGATAATTCCAACTGCGTCCCATCGGTATCCACAAGTAAAAATTCCTCATTAAAATACGATTGTACCTTTTCGATATATTCAGGTAAGATAATATCGTCATTATCTAATCGGGAGGTGATAATCCAGTCTCCTTTATTTAGAACCGTTCCATATAAGCTAATTAAATGATCTTTCGGATAATCGTAAATAATCTCTACATTATCCAGTTTGGAATATTCTTTTATTATCCATCTGGGAGTCTGCATGTCAAAGGATAATAGCCATGTAAAGTTTTTTACACTTTGCGCCATGACCGACGGAAGGGTAATCTCTTCAAATAATTTCATTCTTTTATACATCCATACATGAGGGTTTGGGATAACTGAATTATTATAAATAGATGTGTGTCGGTCTAACCGATTAAATCTGGTAAAAATCCAATGTTTCATAATTTTCTATTTAATATTTGCGCTTCAATAAATCCGTTATAACATTCAGTATTTCTTTTTATAACACATTTCAGCGCCTTGCGGTCGAGCTTGAAATTAATAAAATCTGATAAAATTTCAAGGGTCAGCTCAGGGTCGTTAATTATATCCTCAAAATCAAGTATCATTAAGGCCGTCTGTTTTTTGGCCCAACGATCAATAATATGATATTCTTTTTTCAATGACCTGATTATCTCCCTGCGTGTTTTCCGGTTATCATAAACCCTCTGACCCACGATAACCCTCATGAATTTAATAACACTCTTTGCCTGCTCCTGGTAATTGCGCCTTAGTCGGATAACCCGATAATCACCCTTTGGCGGGAAGTGATTATAAATATCAGGTATCTTCACAGCCTTACCTTCGGCCTCGCCATAGTCTATCTGATTAATACGCCCATAATCCTCAAAAGCGGGAGGGGTGCCATAACAGGGATAGCCACCATAGTGAAGCAACTGCATGGTAAGTGTCAGTCCTGAGCGGGCATATCCTGCAATTAATAGTGTATCCATTATTTATATCTATTTGCAATCTCACGGATATAAGCCTTGCGCAGTTCTTTGGCCTTAACGCTCATATCCATAGATTTGTTATATTCATGCAACCTGTATTCATAAACTACTTTCGGGACGTATCCTAACTTGTAACCTTTATCTAAAAGCAGTAAATGTAAATCATATTCCTCACCTGTGGTTATGCACTCATCGTACCCGCCAACCTCAAAGAGCATACTTTTTTTATACATCGTCGTCCCGCCGTGAATCTGATTGCGGATAGTCATCTCTTTCAGGTTGACCTTATGGCCTATCCACTCGTCATGACCCTGCCAGTCATTTCCCAGTAATCCGAAGTTATGAGCATCACCGCATAACCAATCGTACGTACCCCGCTTTGCATATTGCCAGAGGTCAGCTATTGAGGTAACGGGCAAAAGATCATCTTCAGCTAAAATCTTTATCCATTCACCTTTAGCCACCTTCAACGCATCATTGATATTCTTACCCAGTGAGTGATCACCCTGCCATATGATGACCTCGAATGAATCAAATGCCTGGGCTTCGGCGCTCGCAATGGCCTCACTCAGAAAACCCCTATCCTCCAGGTAGGGAATTATTATGCTTACTGCGGTACCTTGCGATCCTGAATACTTCATAGTCTTTATATTTAGTTTTACCGAAATACATTTTATAAATATTCTCTACCTCCTTATAGGCTGCCTTATCTGTCCTGCCCTTCTTTTTCAGCGCATCAACATGACCCGCATAGCCTCCAATATTTTGCAATGCCAGGATCCAATCTTCATAGATAGGCAGCCCGAAATAATGACTTATCTCTGAGAACTCAACCGCCTCAGAGCTATGCCAGTTCTTCAACAGCTCAAAATGTCCTATGTTAGTAGCTGATTTTATATCCAGCACATATGGAGTGCGCCCCGAATTAATGACCGTCTCATGAACGCCTACCCTTTTTAATATCTTCCGGCTCAGCATATCCAGGTTATCATTCTCCCTGTCAGGCCAGGGTAGTATTTTTCGTGAGTCGTTATGCAGCATCCGCCCCGCCCCGAATGTATGCCCGTTGCTATAATCAGGCAGATACAGTGTTCTTTTGGTTTCCCAGTCATGGATATACAGGTTATTCAACCCAAAGAAAGGAGTATTCTTTTCCATGTATGGTTTGTAGAGCTTGAATATCTCAGGATTCAGAAGATCATCGCTTCCCAGATCCATGAGATAATCAAATTCATACCATCTATCTGCAAAGTCAAGCCCTGCGTTTTTTTTCTCACCTAGCCAACGATTAGAATACTCGCACACATCACCCCCATATTCGATTATCATCTCAAGGATCTGATTGCGGAATTTATCTTCAGGTGAGATAATACAAACCAATTCAAGCTCAGAGTAGTATTTTTTTACCCGCTGGTAGCCCTGTAAGAATAATTTAACTATCTCCGGCCGGCCCCACATAGGGGTAAGGATGAGAATCTTTTTCATAAAAATATACTTTCAATTTCAGGATCATCTTCATATCTGCTCCGCGGCTCATCACGCATAGTCATCCACTGCCCCAGGGCCATGATAAGTGCCACCACGCCATCAACCTTCTCGCGTGACTTTTTCTTTGTTACCTTGACATTATCTGCCGGATCACTCTCGATCTGCACGTTAGACATCATCCACCTCAATACAGGATTACCACCGTGAGCCAACCCACCCGACACGGCTAGCTTCTCTAACTCTTTTGTCGGCATACTCATCGAAGCATAACCCTGGCCGAATTGCTCCATCGGGAAGCCATCATCTAAAAGATTATTGATTATCTGTGTTGACATCCAGCGGTCATAACCGATTGATCGAATAGTAAACTTCTCTGACACCTCGCGTATCTTAGCCTCGATAAAATCATAATCAATAGCATTGCCGGGAGTAGGGATAATAAAACCTTGCTTAACCCATAGATCATAATTAATACCCTCCTTATGGCTTCTTTCAAGTACAGCATCTTCAGGTACAAAGAAGCAGGACCATACAGAAACCTTTTCACCGGGAAAGATAAGTATGAAAGCAGCCACATCGCGGACAGTGGCCAGGTCAAGCCCGCCAAAACAGACACCTTCGCAAATAGGCTCATCAGAATTTTTCATCCACACATCATCAGCGACCCACGTCTCGGCAGATCCTACCCACTGGTTAAGGTGAAGCCTGCGGAAGGTGCTTTCATGTGCAGGCCTATTCTTAATCTCATTTATCTGTTCTTTAAAAAATTCCTTATGTACAATAGAACCAAATCCAGGATTAGCTTTTCGCCATACGGCAGGGCTGAAAATATCATCTTCCGGATCGCACGAATAAATAACGGGCAAAAAAGTATCATCCTTAATAATTCCTTTTTTAATCTTATTAGCATACTCATGAACCTCATAACAGATAGTCTCCTTATCATAACCGGCAGTTGTGAACATAACCATTATGAAGCCACCGGGCCTCTTGATAGCACCCTGCTTTAATGCATCATACAACTGCCTGTTAGTCTGCACATGAAGCTCATCAAAAATCAACCCGCTCGGATTAAAACCATGCTTTGTCTTTGCTTCGGCTGAGATAACCCTGTAAAAATTTAAAGATTTATCTTTCTTTATACTATGCTGATAAACCGTACACCTGGATGATAGTTCCGGTTCTTCAATAACCATACCCTCTGCAATCTCGAAAATTATTCTTGCCTGCTCTCTATCCCCGGCAGCACCATATACCTCCGCACCTTTTGCTCCATCAGCTAATAATAAGTAAAGGGCAATAGCGGCACCCAGCGTACTTTTAGCATTTCCCTTTGGCACCTCTACATAGATATATTTAAACCGTCGCTTGCCGTCTTTCTTTTTCTTAATCCCAAAGATAGGTTTTATAATATCTTCCTTCTGCCACCGCTCCAACTTGATAAGCTTACCCGCCAGGTCGCCCTTAACATGATGAATATACCGCTCGATAAAAGTGATAACTTTCTCGGCAGCCGCCTTGTCGTAGTAATATTTTGTAGTGTCAAATTTAATCATTCGTCGAAAAAATCATCTTTATCACTACCTCCCATTGAAATCTTAGTGCGTGCAGCTGGAACAAATCCGAACTGCTGGGCTATACGGTTAGCCCGGTCCAAAGAATCGCGCCGGATAATATCCTCAGGACGACGACGACCCTGGTTAGTATAGCCGTTTTTCTCACAAAAGGCAGTCATCTTAAAATAGTTCGCCATCTCAAGACAATAAGCGGCTAAATTTGGAAGGTCAACAGTATGCAACATATCCAAAGAATCCAACTCGCGAACAGACTCAACCCACAGCTGCATAGCCTTTTTATTCTTAGCCAAAACCTCTGGCGGTGAAGGCAGACCATCGACCCTAGCAGGTACCATCTCATTATCAACCTCCCGGCATTTACGAGATGTGCCCTGTGCCCTCTTTACTGCCGTTGGTTTTTTAGGTCTGCCAGGCATATGTAATATTGATTAGTGTATGATAGATAATATCGCAGTTCTGATTATGGATGAAGAAGAATGAGAG